AATCTGTAGATAACCAGAGAATCCTCAATCATTCTAAGTTGATTGAGTGATTTAATTGCTTTGTGAAGATATGAAAGAACTGTATTCTTGTTTCTATCTACCAGTCCAGAAGTGCAATAAGTTACAGAGTCTTTTGCAAGTTTGATTGACTTGGTTGCACCTCTACCCATCGTTGTTGTTGGATAGTTTGGTGATGGAGTATATTGAAAATACTCTTCAAACTCTGGACCTTTATACTGATCAATTGGTTCTTTTGAACCACCATTGACTCTTACCGCACCAATATCATACTTATTTCCTTTCTTCTTCTCTTGACGAATATATTTCATCTTGAGAGGATCAATATATCTCAATTCTTGAATCCCTGCTTGGGGATTTGCCATATCAATGACTTTCAGGTAATATACTCTTCCATCAATATACCAATTTCTAAAGATTTCGTGTGCTTTTCTATCGAAATCTAAGATCTCTTTTAAATACTTGAATTCCTCTCTAATTCTGATCTTGAGAGGTTCGCTTACGTTCAGATTTGATAACTCAATCTCTACTGGAGAGTCATACAAATCACTAACGATTGCTTCATTAACAACATCTTCAATTGCTCCATCCGCTTCAGGATGAAGTGACATTTCTCTATATCTCTTTATTAAATCATGTTCTGACTTATAAACACCTTCGATGTCGATAAACGACCCATAAAATCCACTAGAAACATAATTATCAACCCCGTCCTGATTAGTTTCAGGAACGGGGGAGATAACCGAAGGTGACTTATTTTGGTTGCCGTCAATTTTAAAACCAAAAAGTTTGGCCATAATAAGTTAAAGTGTCTATTTCCTTCTTCTATTTAGTTGATGTCTTCACCGCCAGCATTAGCGCCAGTGCCCTTAGTTGCTTCCCAATAGAGAACTTGAAGTTCAACAGTGAACTCTTGGATCGCATTTCCAGCGTCATAAGAGAGTTCGATTGGTGCAACCTGGGTTGGGAATACATCATAGAAGCGATAGGATCTCAGAGTAGAACCGTCGCGATCTAACTGATAGACGTATGCGTCTGCCTGGTACGTTGCTGGATCAACCAATCCAGTGTTATCAGATACGCGGTTGATTGTATTCATCCAACGCTCGAAAGCAGAACGAATAGCAAAGTCAGTATCGTTGATAACTGTGATAGTCCAGGAATCGAAGGTGCGATCACCTGCAATTTTCAGAACCCTGCCCCTGAAGGGAACTTCGATTGGGGCAACGTTCGATGCAGGCATATTAGCACCTTTGACCAAGAATCTTGATTTCTCAAGAACTACGGAGTCTGGTGCTGCTGCATCAGGGAACTGAAGAACGACTTCAAAGAGATTGGCGCGAGCGCCACCACCCGTTAACTTACTCTTGAAGTCGGTAATCTTCCTTAATGGGGGTGGATTAATCTGTTGTCTAGATGGCATTTGAGTTAACCTCTAATTGAATTAAACGGAGCCGATTACTTCTTCAAATGCAACACCAGTTCTGGTGGCGATGAAGGTCAGACCGATGAAGTTGATCGATCTTGCGGGTTTGATGTAGATGTCTGCAACAAACTCGTTGGCATCGATAATTTCAGGAGTGTTATTTGTTTCATCACAAATAACAACATAATCAAAGATACCTCTCTTGGATTGAACATCGCGGAGGAATGGTTCAACAATGTTCACGAAGTTAGTTCTTGTGATCTCATCGTTGAACTCGAAGAGGAAGTCCTTAGCGGCAGCAGAGATTGCATCTTCCAGATAGATGAACAAACGGCGAACGTTGATTCTATCGAATGCGGAAGACTTGCCGAATCCAGTCTTATCACCGAAGAGGATGATTCCTGCTCCAGGAGAGAAGATAACTGGGTTGACTCTATTTGAGTACAGAACGTCTCTCTGCTTTCTACCTGGATTATATGCCAGTTTTACAGCATTGAGAATCGAACCTCTTGAAGTTCCAGCAGGTGAGAACCAGGGGAACTGTTGAAGATCTGTTCTAGCACAAGTACCAGCGATGTCTCCATTGAGAGGAACATAACGGAAAGTATCATTGAAGCGGTCGTACATATACTTGTAACCACTATCAAATACACCATAAGTTGTAGATGAAAGTGAAGCATAGTATGAAACCACGTTAGTGGTGATTGTATCAATATCATTAACTGTTACTGTTCCAACGGAGTTATCCGAAAGGAATGCACCTCTGTATGGGGAGATGAATGCAACAGCATCTTGTCTTGCTTCTGCAACAGCGATTGCTTTCTGTGCAATACCTTGTGCAGTATCCTTATCCCAGTTTCCTGAACCCATAAGGATAAAGTCTACTTCATACTCTTCAGTGTTATCAAACTTACCAAGTCCACTGATGATATCATCAGCACCAGAATAAAGTGATCCAGCTTCAGTAAGAGTTGATTTGCCACCGTAGTTTTTACCACCTGCAAGTGATGCAGTGAAAACACCAGATCCAGCAAAGTTTACGCTATCTGCATCTTGGTCCCAACCACTGTCGAGATCAAGTTCGTTTTGTGCAACACCATTATCGCTGAATGCGATTGTGGTAATACCAACTGGTGCAGAACCACCAAAGATGTAACGTGAGTTGGTGTAGAGATACTTTCTCCAGTAAGAAGGAGAACCTACAGAGAACTCGGCATCTTTTGCTTTGGAAAGATTCAGGTGCTTCTCAAGAATAGAACCTGCATTTCCAGTGATCAGTCCTTTGTCGTCAATAACAACAACGTGAACTTCGTCGAATCTTCCGTTTCTAGCAGCAGCATATTCAGAAGTTCCAGGGCGGTTTGCCAAAGCATCCCACTCAAGTTTTACTGGATTGCCTTTGAGATCGGTAGATGTCAGTTCAATTTCTTGCTTTTCAAACCAGTCACTTTCACCAGTATATGATCTGGTTGCAAACGCAGCAGATTGTCCATCTGTTGCAATGCCGATTGAACCAGTGTTAGCAAGAGCATACTTACCATTCTGCTCATAGTCAGCGTTGGTAACTGTTCCTGCTGCAGAAACGTGCTTGACCAGTTTAACTCCAAGAGAGTCTGCACTAACTTCGGTGATAACACCCTGGAAGTATCCATCAAGGATTGTAGTTCCACCAGTTCCAACTGGAACAACGGTGTTAGCGGGAACTGCATAGGAGAAACCATAACCAACAGCAACACCAGCACCAAGTCCAGAACCTGTCAGGATTTGGTCTGCTTTGCCATCAATCATCGCAACTCTGATGCCATTTGCCCAAGTACCTGGGTTCTTAGCAGCAACAGTAACACCAGTAATTGCGTTTTCGTCGTACTGGAGTTCTTCGTAATGATCGGTGCTCTTAATTCTTACGCTTGAAGCGGTACCGACGTAAGCATT